CGGCAGGGTGGTTTTATAAGTCTGGAAGGTGAAGAGATAGATGATTGGGCTCCACCTACGGTTAGAGAGTATTATTAATGGCAACACTTTCCGATGATCCTAGAGAAGCTGTCGCGCAAGCGCAGAAGGATGCAAGGGCTCTAGAAGCAGCCAAAATGTTTCAGGCTTCTCAGGACCGCAGGTCATTAGAGGGTCTTGGGTATTTGTTGCCTGTAGATTTTCCTACAAAAGAATCGGGTGCGATAGAATTATCGGGAGCACGCCCTGCTGTTCCACAGGTTATAAAAGATATTACTAATTTTGTAACGCAGACAGGTGCCGGAGCTATGGGCAAGGCACCGCCAATGGCACCCGAGGACATGGCTATGGGCATGTTGGATTTTACGGGTGCTGGAATATTAGCATCCACCCCTGCTCGTATGGCAGCAAAACAGGCAGGCGATACAATCCTTGGCACGGCCGGTGGCACGGTTGGTAGTTCTATAACATCTGACGTTATACTACAACAACTTAAAAGAGATAATGACGTTGGTTCCTTTACTTATCTTTTTGATGATGAAATGGGTGCAGATGTTGGAGGAGAGATACTAAGTCGCTACAGAGGTGAGGATTTAGGGGCTTCAGCAGATCCAATTAAGAAAGAAGTTTTAAGTGACTTGCGACAAGACATATCAAAAGCAACAAAGACATATGTTCAAGATACTCTAAATATTGGAGAATTGCAGCCTGATGATCTTGTTAGTGTGTTTCGTGTCGGGGATGTTAAACCGGGACGGATTCAGTCCTTTAGTTTAAGAAAAGACATTGAGAAGCAACAACTGCCGGGGCAAAGACTTCGTGAAAGACAAGGTCTGAGCCGTCAGCCTGTGGTTGAATATAAAGTGCCTTTTAAAGACATCATAGCCGCGCCACAAAGTATAGGTATTGGAATCGAAAGAGAGTTTGAGGTTCTAATTAATTCTAATAACGTAGCCCCTATAGAGGGGATCGTGAGTTTATCTACAACGGCAGAAAAGAAAAGCCCCTTCGGACTGAACCCTCCGGTCATTAGTCAGTTTAAAGGCGATTATTTAGAGCGTCCTCAACCAAAGATAGGCAAGTTAGCTCCAGATTATTCGCCTGTGTACAATAGTTTGCTAGATCCGAAAACACTGGGATTTAGTCCATCTGTTTCAAAGAAGAGTTTGACAGGAGAGCAGATAATCGCACGGCTCAAGAACCAGGAATCGGTGACCAAGGACGAACTTGCTTATTTAGATTTAGAAAACTCATTGGTAAAGAAAGATAAATACTCACTAGAAGATGTAAGAACTATTGTTCGTGCATCTGAGCCTGAAATACACATTAAGTCCTCAAGTTTGGATGATATGAACCCTGACTTTGAGCTTTCAAATTATAATATTCAAAGAATTATACCTGAAGGTCAAGAAAGAGATTACATAGAATATGTATTTCAGGACCAGCGAGGATCTTTACCTTCCGTAAAAAACATGGAAGGACCTCTCGATGAGGTAGAGTTTGAGGTTTTAAACAGATTACAGAGAAGTATTATGGGTAATAGCGCACAACGTGATTTTTCTCATTACACGGATCTTGAAAATGTTATAGGTCATGCCAGAGTTGCAAAGATTGATAGTCCTTTTGACGCTAGAGATAACGCAATTGTTATAGAAGAGATACAGTCCGATCTGGTCGCAGCAAGTAATCCGAAGACAAATAGAATGGGCGACAAAGAATACGCCACCCCTGAAAAACTGGGGCAAGCAATTAAAGAAGCACAAGAGTTTTATAAAAAAAATCCCAAAGTAAAAGAAATTGACCAAGAAATTATAAACACAAGAAAAGAACTTGAACAAGCAAAGGAAGAAGATGACGTTGTTAATATAGGCCCACTTACAGAAAAAATTAAAAGCCTAAATGAAAGTATCGGATTTAGTTATGATGATACCATGGGTTACGATATGAAATATGCTAGACCTGAGTTCGCTGATACAAGAGGAGCCAAAAGAATTTCCAGAGCTTTTGAAGGAGAGTATAGAGACAAGACGGGTATTTTTAGTAATCTCATACAAAACCCGCCCTTCTCCACAAATAAAGCGGCTGCTCGTTACTTTATGCAGAATGTTATAAAAGATGCAGTACGAAGCGGGACAAAAACAATTCTTCTTCCTGACTATGTAGATTTAGCCAAGTTCCACGACAACGATGATGTCAAAGGATTTAAATTAAATTACACAGATGTGTTTGACAAATTGATTTCTGATTATAAAAAACAAGGCATGCGATTAAAAACAGGTACGGTTGATATTTCAGATGATTTTTCGAGAAAATTAAGACCCATGAAATATGTAACATTTTTAAATTCATTCGATGATATTGATAGGTCACTGATTAGAAGGTATAGTAAAGGTGGCAAGGTTGATATAAAAGGTGGGATTGGAGCAATGGCTCCAACACATATGTAAAGGAACATTCTAATGGCATTACCTCCAAAACCACTCGCGGGCATGATTGAAGGAGCCATGGGCCCTGGTGGTCCAGACATGGCACCCGATCAAATGCTTGATGTAGAAATAGAAGTACAAGGACAACCTGAATTACCGCTAGGTATTGAGATGGTTGGCGAAGAACAGATGGAGGTTGAGGTTGAAGAGTACAATCACAACGCCAATCTGGCAGAGGTTCTAGATGATTCGATTCTTGGAACACTGTCCTCGGACCTTATGTCCAAAGTTGAAGAGGACAAGGAGTCTAGAGAGGAGTGGGAAGAGGCAATTGCCAAGGGTTTGACGTTACTTGGCATACGCTATGAGGAAAGAAGTGAGCCGTTCCCGGGGTCTTCGGGTGTAACTCACCCGTTGCTAAGTGAAGCAATCACACAGTTTCAGGCGCAGGCATATAAAGAAATGCTACCAGCAGGTGGGCCTGTAAAGACATCGATTATTGGTACACCGACACCGGAAACCGAAGCACAGGCAACTCGTGTAGAAGATTACATGAACTATCAGATAACCGAGGTCATGGAAGAGTATGACCAAGATACAGACCAGATGCTGTATTATTTGCCAATCACAGGCTCTACTTTCAAGAAAGTATACTTCGACCCATCCAAGCAACGGGCCGTATCTAAGTTTGTGCATGCACAGGATTTGGTTGTGAACTACGATGCATCGGATATTCGCACGGCAGAGCGGTGTACACATATCGTAAAAATGACGGACAATGAGGTCAGAAAGCTACAGATTGGTGGTATTTACAGGGATGTTTCTCTGTCTTATTCGGACCAGGAAGAGTCTGATTCTACAATTCAAGGCAAGGCAGACGAACTTCAGGGAATGCGCCCCGGATATAGTGACGAGGTTTACACCTTATTTGAAATACATACCGAGCTTGACTTAGAAGGTTTTGAAGATGTGGATTCGATGGGAGAGCCAACAGGTATTAAACTTCCATACATTGTTACGATTGACGAGGGCTCTGGTCAGGTATTGTCGGTTACTCGAAACTATCGTGAGATGGATCCGCTTCGCAGAAAGCGGCAGTATTTTGTACATTACAAGTTCTTACCCGGCCTTGGTTTCTATGGGTTTGGGTTACTGCACACAATAGGTGGCCTGTCTCGAGCAGCAACCTCTATCCTGCGTCAGCTAATTGATGCAGGTACATTATCTAATCTTCCTGGTGGTTTCAAAGCACGCGGTGTGAGGATTCGTAACGATGACGAGCCCGTGGTTCCTGGTGAGTTTAGAGATATTGACGCTCCTGCTGGAGATGTTCGCAATGCAATCATACCGTTACCATACAAAGAGCCATCAGGCACATTGGCACAATTGCTTGGTGTTGTGGTAGATTCTGGTAAACGCTTTGCACAGGTGGCAGACGCAAAGATTGCAGATGTAAATTCACAAGCCCCTGTTGGCACAACCGTTGCTCTAATAGAGCAGGGCTCAAAGGTTATTAGCAGTATTCACAAGCGTATGCACTATGGGCAGAAGCAAGAGTTTCGTATGCTTGCAGAGATATTTGGCGAGAATCCGGTGCCATATCCGTATTTTGTAGGTCCAAATGCAAACCCACAGTTGATGGCGCAGGACTTTGATGGTCA